CTCTACCTTTAGAGATAATATAAATTGGATATTTTGGGTTGCTAAGTTTATCTGTCATAAAATCCTCATTAACAAGTTTAAATTATACTATAAATTATTATTATTGTACAAATTTATTTAGTATCAGGAAAAGAAGTCATCTAATGATGCCACATGTTCCAGAGTCCATCCAATAGGTTTGGTCAATGGTTTAAGTGCATCAAGAAAAGTTTTTTCAAATTGTTTATCATAATCAATGAATGCATCTAATCCAAATTCTGGGGGAAGTACATCAATATAACCAATCACATTTTCATGGAATGGATTTGGAGTTTTAACCATGATAAATTTTATCTTATCACCATTCTTAATGAGTTTGTACTTATTTGTCAATCCCAATCTTTTGATGTGATGATTGTATAGTAGTGCTGCCCTAGCATTTATTGGGGTACGAGAAGCATAGATACTGTTATCTGAGTTATATAAGTCCAACCCATTAACACCCCGAGGGAAAGCAATATCTGATATAGTCATATTAATGAATTCTTCACGGAAATCGGCAATATACTTATGTAATTCCGATTCATTCTTATACATGATTACGGGTAACACTTCACGCAATTTATCTCTAATCTTAGTAGGTGTTGATGATTTAATCATCTGCAAACCCATAACCTTAAGCTTTGGTGTTGTGTATTGCACACCCTCCGAGTTATGTACTGATAATGCATATGTTTTCTTACCAACAAAAATACCAGTATCAGCCAAGATTTCACGTTTCATTACCATTGCATTTTCATAGGCATTTATGTAGTCAGCAAGGTCGGCGTATGCTTTGTTGATTATAGGTTTTATTGCCTGCTCACATGACTTATCCATGAATTCAATTTTTTGTTTCTCTGTTTTGTCTTTACAGAATTTATCAATTAGGTCTTCAAGACAAACATAGACGGAGTCAGTATCACTGGCTACAATACGGTCCTTAGTATCACCTAGAGTCTTTTGTAGAAATGCATTAATCCTATTAGCAACCCATCGAATAGCCAATTGACCTGATAGAGTAATACCCTCGGCCATACGGATATCATAGAATAAGAAATATGGATTACCCATTGAGCCATAGAATGAATTAAGGAAAATCTTAATAGCCATTTGAGAATTATTTAGACGAGAAATATCTTTTAATAATTCGACATTCTTAGTCTTTTCATATTCGGCTTCAATAGCCAACATAGCCTTTTTATCTTTACTTCGGTCAGAATAGAATTTTTTCATTAGAGCAGGAATGAAGCCTTCCTTTCCTCTAGAATAACACCAACCATTAGCGGTCATGGTGTAATCCATTTCCTTTAAGACTGATGTATCAATCTTCTGATTCAATAAGTCTTCTACGTTAGAGTCAAGTTTGAGCTCAGTAATAGCTTCTGGTGAAATATTATAGGTCATAATCAAGTGAGGATACAGAGATTGTAAGTCAAATGATGCTATATAATTATAACGACCTGGGATACACTCCTTAACATAAGCACCCTCAAAGGCTTGACGTTTAACGTTTCTATTCTTATTTGGTTGTACAATCTTTTGTTCTTTTAGATAATTGTATACTACATTTTCCCATAAGCGAATTGGTGAAAATACATCATCAAAATTAACCTTAGCCTTATAAGCAATAGCCATAGCCAATTCAATTAGACGCATTTTATCTTCTAACTTCAACACCAAGTTAACGTCATGAACGTTATAGTCCACAAATGTGTCCCAATAATTAGTATAAAAATCCTTAAAGTCAACCCCAGGATTGACCAGTTTGTTTTCACCCAATTCAACCTCGGCTATATTATCAAGTTTATAACTTTCCTGATTGCCGTATGTAAATTTTTTGTAAAGGTCTAGATAATCTAGTAAAGCAATACCGGTAATATCATAAACAAGGTCTGTGGTTCCATTTTGATTATTGATATTACGTTCCTTGATTAGTTTCCAAGGTGAAAATGTATTCAGAAAATCTGAATCAAATAGTCGTTCGGCCCGTTTAAATAGATACACTATATCGAATAGGTTGGAATTCCAACCAGTGATAATATCTGGATAGTTATCTACCCAATATCTTTGGACTTTGTTGTATAAGTCACGCTCATCGGCACATTTAATATAATATGCAGCACCATTATAATCTTTAGAACCCCAAGTAATGAATCTTTTTATTTTAGAATCATATATGGTAATCAATAGAATTTCTTCAATTGGGTTGTTATAATCAGGGAATCCGTGTTCTACTGTTGTTTCAATGTCAATGAAAAAGGTTCGTACTTGGGATGGGTCATATTCTATTTCGTCAACCCATGTATCTGATATGTATTGATAATTGTAGTTAGTATTGCCATAAACATCAAAGCCATGAACATCTTTATATGATTCAATAAACTCTCGGCACTCTCTCATGGACCCCGGTTTTGTTGGGTAAACAGTTTTACCGTCTAAAGTTTTCCATTCAGATACCTCACCTGATTTGCTTGCGCTCACAAAAAGTGTTGGTTTGAATTCTATTTTGCGGTTGAATTGGCGACCCTGGTCATATCCTCTAACCAATAGATTATGGCCGTATTGAACTACGGAAGTATAACATATATTATTCATTATTGTATTATATCCTCTTACATATTTTATGTAAACTCAAGAAGTGGAACCATACATAAGCATCATGGCATCATAGGCACAATCATGTATTGGGTTATGTTTAACAACATCTTTTAAATCAAACCCCGGATAATTTACTGGGCAATACCCATTATTGGACCCACTTAAAATGTCTACAGCTGTTCTAACATCTCTCCATGACCAAAAAGGTAATAGAGTTTCTTGCCCCACATCATTCTCAAGCGAATGTAGAATGATTTGGTCTAAGTTACCTCTTGCCCACACTGTTGAATTTTTATAATCAGTATATTGGATAACCCATTCACGGAATTGATTTAAACCATCAACCGCTGTTGAATCATGGTCTGTAGGTATAAATGATTGCATTTTATTTTCTAATGGCTGTGTGTTCCACCACCTTAGAGTTGAATTGGATACAGTTCTATTATAATTGGTTATTTGGTCTTTTGCGCAAAATTTAACAAAAAATGCTGAGTCAATTAAATTTTGATAAGATGGTTTTTCTTCGGGGTTGAAGTATATACAGGCCATAGATAAAATAACAGAATTGGAACTAACCCCCAGTGTTTCTACATCAAACATAAACATACTTTAGTCTTTCACATTCAACATTTTGCGGATTAGTTTATCCTTAATCATATCAGGAATATTTAACCATGGATACTCGAGGTCAAAAGGACACCCCTTTGAACCCCAAGATTTGTTAACGAAGAACTGTTTGAACCTATCAATATGTTCTTCGTTATTTACATCAAATTGCACTTTCTTCATAGAACAACTACCTTACCTGTTAAAACATCAACAATGGTTTCACCACCAAAAGCCGCTTTCATTTCGCGTTTCTCTTGGTCAGAATAACCATTATTTTGTCTATATTTAATATATTCTTGAATTGAATCACGTTGTTCAGCTTTTTGAGTTACAATACTATTCAAGACGATTTGTTGGTCAATTAAACCAGCATCAAAGAACTTATCCAACATGTCTTCAAATGGAACGCGGTCATTGGAAATCCAACGAACAACTGGATAATCAACTACTGTGTTATCAATATAAAACTCTTTTGTATAATCTATTGCCATGATTTAGCTCCTTCTCAATTAATCAATCTATGAATACATTATATATCAATCAATATTTAAAGTATACAACTATTTTATATCTTTTGAACTATCTGCTTCTGTTTTATCTTCACGGATTTCTAAAAAGATTGGAAGAAATAGAGATTCTTCACCTTGTTTGTTTTTGATTCGAGCATTGTATTTAACCGCTACGATTTTATTCACCACATCAAAGTTTTTTCTTTGTTCATCTTTAAGACCAGAACCAACACTAACCTTAACAACCCCATCAGCGGATTCACATACATAGGCTCCAACCAATCCTTTGTATTTACCTTGACCTTCTTCTACAGCAACAATCTTCAAATCGCAATCCAATTCGCCCTTAAATTTGATTTGCTTTTTGGACCGTTTGTTTTCCCAAATCATATCAGTAGTCTTTAGAATGATTCCTTCTTGGCCTTCTGATAGATATTCTTGGAAAATCTCCTGAGCTTCTTGAATATCAGTAACTTTAACAGTTTCAACAATATCAACAAGTTTACCATAATCACTATTGTTCTTCATATCACTAATAGCATTTTTAAGTTTAGCAAACCTAGTATCATATTGTTCAGCATCAACACCTTCTTCAAACTTTTCAAAGGTAATTGCATCCCATAATGTAGCTCTAACCATAGAAGCTTCTGTTTCTGATTGAGTACCCTTTACAGCTTTGTTTAAGATACCATTACCAGTTTGTCTGTCTAATAGATTATTATCTTCATCAGCAACTAATAATTCACCATCAAATACCATATCACACTTATAATGATTAGCCATGTGGACAAATGGCTGTTGAAATGATTCACTGGGAATATAAATTTCTCGTCCATTACGTGAACGGAATTCAACTCCACCATTCCGAACTATAGCATTGAATCTCATACCGTCTAATTTTAGTTGTACATAGGCTGGAAAATTAACTTTACCGACAAGTTTTTCATCATAGGCAGAAGCCAACATACAAGGATACTCTTTAATCAATCCTGGCCAAACCGCATTAACTGTTCCCGTTGAGGCACCACACCTAATGTCTTTAGCAATGATACGTTCAATAACCTTAGCATCACCCTCATCTAAGTTTGAAAGAATATGTGTTAAGTGGTCAATACCGGCATTGCCTGTTACGGCACGAGAAGATAATTGGCTTAATTGAGATAACGCTTCACTGAGATGCCAAACAGGCCCAGTAGTCTTAGTGTACTTTGGAATCTTACGGATGTAAAATTGAATCAATGGGTCTAAAGCAAGAACAATAACATCCTGCAATAGTTCATTGTCTTTATGTTGATTCAGTACATCAATTTTAAAGTTACGTGATGCATTAGAATTTAAGTGTTCAAAAATTTGATTGATGTTCATAATATAATCCAAGTTAATATTCAGTAATTATAAACTAAACACTAATTTAAGTAAACATTTATATGCAATCAGTAAATGTTGAAACCCATTTTTCTATATCTTGGTGGTGGAATTGTTCTGCTATTTTCTGAGGTACTTCTATTGATTGTTCTTCGATGGGAAGTTCTTGTTCCATGACATACCTTATTTTGTTAGGTTTATGAGTATGGGAAGATTTTGTCCTCCCATACCTATATTTATTACTAGAAAGAACCGGGTGATGCTATTTCAATACCTGAAAAGATTCTAATATGTTCTCTAATTACTTGTTCGGTTGGTTTACCAACCGCTGTTATGCCTTGGTGCCAAAGAGTGATTGTACCATCAGATTGTGGCATAAATGGAGCAAAGCCAACGGAGACACCCTTTTCTGTTTGATGATATACCAAAGTTACTGCATCTTCAATAACGGTTGCTGTTTCACCAACAGAAACTTGTTTGGCCAAAATCTCTTCACCACCAACTAACTTATATAAAACAATATCACTCATAATTCGTCCTTTACTAAGAATTCTATAAAATCAAACACACTTTGTGGATTATAAAATGTATTCACTTCAATTTTTTCTAAATCAATTAAATGGCTTGCAACTAGAAGTATTTGTCCATTCAATACTGATAACTTTATAAGCCAGTCACCCCTACGAACTGGTGCAAGGGTGACTAGCTTCTTATTTACTTTTATGTTAGGGTTCATAAAAGTATTTATTCAGAGTCACTACCTCCTAAATAATCTTTTACTAATTTAATTGCTTTATTCAAATTAGTTGCAATGTGAACTTGCCCGTTAATATAAACTACATAGCCACCATTTGCTTCTTCAATTGATACATTCTTTAGTTCAGTCATAATTTTTCACCTTATTCAGTTAAAAGTTGTTTATTTAGTGGAGATGGAAGTTGCTCTCCGATTTCAATTTTACGGGCTAATTTTTCCTCTGGTATAACATTCTTTAAGTGGATTCTAAGAATGCCATCTTTATATTCAGCACCCTTTACCACAATAGTATCTAGTAACTTTAACTTTTTAGTGAAAGACCTAGTACCAATACCCTTGTGTATATATTCAACAGAATCGTCAGGAATTGACAGTGAATTACCTCTGATGATTAGATAGCCATCTTCGACTGTGATTTCTAATTCGGCTCTGGTGAATCCAGCCGCAGCAAGTTCTACATAATAATTATCACCTACTTTGTAAATATTGTGTGGTGGAAATGCAACAGGTTTTGAAGATGTTAGAAGGCGTTCAAAATCACGAAGTGTGTCATCAAAGCCTAGTGTTGAGTGATATAGTGCGCCAAAAGTTATATTACCCAATTGTGTTTGTGTCATACAGTTCTCCTTAAATTTAAGCAAGATTGATTATAAAATTATCTCCCCGAAGGCAAGATAGTTCTGGTTCCGCCGCCAGAATTCCTTTTTCGTATGAATCGGTTACATTACACGTA